GAAGAAGGTCGAAAAGAAATTGACGAAATAGTTAAAGACCAATGGTTTCGAATTGACTAAATAATATAGATGAATAAAATACGAGGTAAATACTTATGTTAGAAATCGTAGTAATGGCGTATGCCATAGCAATTGTAGGTGGATTCATAATACAGTCCACAGGAATATCATCCATCTAATAATCAATCACAATCATTATACAAAGGAGAACTCTTATGGATAAATGGATTAAAGATACTAACGCATGGAAAGACTATGGGCTAATTGTTTTAGCCATAGCTATGTTTACAGGTGTACTACCTGTCATGGCGCTAATTAAGTGGGGTCTTATCGCATGGGTCGCTGTCAATTTATGGCAGAGATGGAATAGTAAATAAGGAAAAATTATGAGAGACATAGTAAAGAATCGTTGGAAGAAAATAATTTATGTCTTAATTGTAATTGGTGCTTTTTGGGTAGGACATCAATATGGTGAGCAAGCAGCTCAATTCATAGAAGACGCACCTATACCAAAAGTAATTATTGAAATGCCTTCTGACGAAATAGAAATACCTACTGCTTCTGAAGAAGTAAGAGGTTAATTAAATTAGACCGTATCTTTTTAAGGTACGGTCTTTTCTATCTGATTAAAGTAAGCCCAATAGTTTTCACCACTATCAGTTTTATAATCAATCGAACCTAGATAATTCATATCAGTATCATATTCTTCTAAACTGATACCTGATTCACCTGCAGGATCTGATGTAGTAAGACCAATAGAGATATTTGTAATTGTACCTTCTCTACCTAGAAGTGATCTATCATTAACAGCAACCTTGTCGCCAATCTTAATTAACATAATATAGTTTCCTTTCGTTTATCTTAAATATAGTGGACCAGTCCATTGCACAGGATAATTACCTTCAAGCACATTACCCCTTGCTTGATTCATTGCCGGTTTACTCCAAGACGCAGCTTTAAGAACATCACCTTTCTTAAACTTAGGTTGTCCACCTGGTGTAAACATATCTTCTTTCACTATAAAAGAATGAACAGAATTTTTTGCAACAACCTTAATATACTTTTGACCTTTTAGAATCTTCCAAGAATTTTCAAATTCGTCAATCATATTTTTATTGGTTATATCTCTCGCATAATCTTCATTACACGCATGAATCATATTCCAGATACCGTCTTCGATATTCTGTGCAGGTTCTACTTTAATCATTAAGCAATTCCTTTCATTAGAGAGTAAGGCACTCTCCATTTATTAGTTCTTTTTGATAAATTATCATAGACAGAGATAATTGCTTTTGTAGGATTCATCTTTTCGATAACACCTACTTTTTTTAAACCATTTCTAGGTTTACCAAACATAACTTTCTGACCAACAGAAAATTGAGTAGAAGAAAGAACAGAAGTTCTTTTACGGTTTTGTTTGATTGCGTCAATGATTAAACTGATTTCGTTTTCGTTCATACTTTTAACTGCATTGACAACTTGCATTAGATCGTTATATTTCATAATATAGTTTCCTTTCGATTAATTAATTTGTAACTCTAATTGTTTGATAACATTATCAAAGTTAATCTTGTAAGTATTTGGGAAAGATGTATCTCTCACAAATTTTAAAAGTTTAATTTTTTCTTGCGGTGTTTTCGCAAGTTTAAACTGTGTGTATATTTCTTCTAGTGTCATATTGATTTTCATAATGTTTCCTTTTTTCATAATATAAATATATCTTACACGGTATTCCTTTGATAGTCAAGGGTTTTACTAAAAAAAAATATAAAAAAATGGTAATATTTTATTACCTAACCCCTTGATAAATAAGGGTTTTTTAAGGGTGCGACAATATTGACCAATTTTGTTCATGTTTTGTTCGCATATAATATGGAGAAATTATGAAAATTATAGACATGTGGAATGGTATTTGGGGTATAAAAGAAAAGAAAACAAAGAAATCTGAACCCAAAATTAAGAAGAAAAAGAAAACAACTAAAAAGAAAAAAGGAAAGAAATAATGGAATGTACAAACTGCGGACATGGGTGTCATTGTTCTAATGGTGGCTCTTGTCAAGTATCATATTGTACCTGTTCAGTCTGTGAGCATGAGTAATGGCTAGAGGTCAAACAGTAGTATCATATGAAGAAGGACCTAAGAAACGCACATCTATCGGGCAAAGTCCTAGATCAAGACCTAAGAATAAAAATGCCAGACGACAGTTCAAAAGAAATGTTGGACAAGGTAAAAGAAGATAATGTCTGGTGTTGCACGAAACGGTGTAGATAGTGCTGGTGGTATTGCAATACAAGGTAGTGGCAATGTCAATGCAAATGGATCAGGTGTAGTTCGTATAGGTGATAAAGTCGCCTCTCATGGTATTGCACCTCATAGTCCTACGCCACCTATGGTAGGTGGTTCAACCACTGTATTTGCAAATGGTATAGGTGTATCTAGATCAGGTGACGCTGCCTCATGTGGTCATACAATCTCAGGTTCTTCTAATGTTTTTGCAGGTTAGCATGATAAATAGTTATCATGGCAATACTTCAATCGGGATACACAGACGCTTCTAGAACAAACGCAAGTGCTAGATCAACTAAACTTTATAGAGACATTGCTCTATCATTTGAAAAGAACGCAGCGACTAATGATGTTATTGTCAAGAAAGACATTGACGCAGTAAAACAGTCAGTAAAAAATCTCATATTAACAAATCACTATGAGAGACCTTTTCGTCCTGAAATAGGGTCAGGCGTATCACAACTTTTATTTGAACCTTTAGATCCAATTACAGCACAATCTTTAAAAAGAGTTATAGGTGAAGTCATAACTAATTTTGAACCTAGAGCACAATTAATATCTGTTGACGCTAGACCAGAATTAGATAGTAATGCATATGAGGTTACAATAAATTTTCGTGTAGTAAATGTACCAGGTGAATTGGTCACACTTACCACACTATTAGAAAGAAGTAGATAAAATGGCAAGAAGAATAAATGTCACAGATTTAGATTTTGATGGTATCAAAAATAATCTTAAAACATTTTTAAAACAACAAGATCAATTAACTGATTATGACTTTGAAGGTTCAACCATGTCTACCTTGTTAGATGTTCTTGCTTACAATACACACTACAATGCTGTGTATGCTAATGTTCTTGCCAATGAAATGTTCTTAGATAGTGCTGATTTAAGAAACAGTATTGTCTCTCATGCTAAACATGTTGGTTATACACCTAGAAGTGCAACGGCACCTGTAGCATTTTTAAATGTAACGGTTAACAATGCAACTGGTTCTACATTAACAGCAGCCAGAGGCACAACTTTTACCACAACTGTTGATGGCACATCATACAACTATGTTGTTAGAGACGCAACAACAATTACACCAACTGATGGTGTTTATACTTTTTCAAGTTTACCTGTGTATGAAGGAACATTAATTGATAACAAATACACAGTAGATACCACAAATGCTGATCAAAGATTTTTAATACAAAATGATTTAGCAGATACTACAAGTTTAAAAGTTACAGTTCAAAATAGTTCAAGTGATAGTACAACAAGCACATATACACTTGCAACTGATTTAGCAGATATCACATCAACATCAAAAATTTATTATCTTGAAGGTGCTGAAGATAATCAATATGAAGTTAAGTTTGGTGATGGTATACTTGGTGCAGCTTTATCAACTGGTAACATTGTAACGCTATCTTACATTGTCACAAATGCTGAAGAAAGCAATGGTGCAAGTTCGTTTAGTTTATCAGGAACACTTGGTGGATTTTCAAATGTGACAATCACTACTGCGACTAATTCAGCAAATGGTGCTCAACCAGAAACACCTGATAGTATTCGTTTCAATGCACCTAAACAATATGCCTCACAAAATAGAACAGTCACCACAAATGATTATGCAAGTAAAGTAAAACAGATTTATACTAACGCACAATCAGTTCAAGTATGGGGTGGTGAAGATAATAGCACACCTGTTTATGGTCGTGTTTATATTTCAATTAAACCTGTGTCTGGTGCGACATTAACAGAAGCAAAGAAGACTGATATTATTACACAATTAAAAGATTTCAATGTGGCGAGTGTCACACCTGTTATACAAGATCCAGAAACAACATCTCTACAATTAAGTGTAGATGTAAAGTATGACGCTAAATCTACTACACGATCAAGTGATAGTATTAAAGCTTTAGTAAGTTCAGCTATCACAACATTCAACACAGATAATCTAGGACAGTTTGATGGTTTATTTAGACACTCAAAATTTATTGAGACAATAAACAAAGTAGATACATCAATACTATCAAATATTACAACTGTTAAAATGCATAAGTCATTTACTGCAACGACATCAGGTGCAACAACATATACCATAAGTTATAATAATGCATTTTATAATCCACACTCTGGTCACAATGCTAGTGGTGGTGGTGTTCTAACATCTTCAGGATTTAAAATAAATGGCGATACAACTAATGAATACTTTTTAGATGAAGATGGTGCAGGTAATGTAAGACTATATTATCTTGTAGGTCAAACAAGAACATACACAAATAATACTCAAGGAACAATTGATTATACAAATGGTTCTATCACACTAAATTCTTTATTCATCACAAGTGTTTCAAATGTAGATGGTGCTACATCAACTGCTGTTAGATTGACAGTAATACCAAATTCTGTTGATGTCATACCTGTAAGAAATCAAGTGATAGAGATAGATGAAACAAACACAACCGTGACTGTATCTGCTGACACATACGACACAACATCAGGTATAGGTTACACAGCTTCAACAAGTTATGCTTCGTAATCTATGGCAAAGTTTACAAAAAAAATAAACCCTCTAGTAAGTAGGCAATTTCCACAACACATACAAGCTAACAATCCTTTACTTGTTGAGTTTGTAAAACAATATTATAATTTTTTAGATTCAGCACAAATAACTTTAACAAGCGTAACAGCAAGTGATCAAATACTTTTAGAAACTACAACAGAATCTTTCTTAGCTTTAGATGGTACTGATGAAAAAGGTAGTAATGAAAATGATTATATATTAAACGAAGAAGGTAGTGTTGGTGAGTTCACTAAAGGTGAAACTATCACAGGTCAAACATCTGGCGAGACTGCAACCATACTTGCTGAAGATACAGATAGTTTACAAATATACATATCAGCAAATTCAAAGTTTGTAACAGGAGAGACTATTACAGGCGGCACTTCAGGTGCTCAAGGTGTGATATCAAAGTATAGGGCAAACCCTAATGAAACTTTATCACAGATCCTTGAGTACGCTGATGTGAATGATACACTTGATGATTTTTTTATTCAATTCAGAAATAGTTTTTTACAAACCATACCAAATGATTTAACAAGCGGTCTTAATAAAAGACAACTAACTAAAAACATTTTGTCCCTCTACAAAAGGAAAGGCACGAAGAAAGGTCACGAAATATTTTTCCGTGCTTTATTTAATGAGACACCAGAATTGTATTATCCTACCGTTGACTTATTAAGAGTAAGTGATGGTAATTTTGATACACAAAAAGTATTGAAGGCAACTTTGGTGTCTCCTTCAAATGGTGACATGACCAAACTAGAAGGTCAGACAATTACACAAACAAATATTGCAGGTAATACTGTGGTGAATGAAGCAACTGCTGTTGTTGAAACAGTTACAGTTAGTTCTGTTAACTTAGGTGGTATTCAAAGAGATGTTGCAACACTAATATTAAATAAAGATAGTATAACAGGAACATTTCAAAATAGTTTAGGTCATGCAATGGTCTTAGATGGTACAGATGGTTCATCTACTGACGCAGGTGATGATGTATTAAATGAAGACGGCACAAAAGTTTTACAACAAACTTTTGCTACATTTACTGGTGTTGAAAATGATGACCCAGATACAACTTTAACATGTAATATAGAAAGTATAGCAGATGATGTAAACTTTGTTAATCAAGGTCGTTATTATTCTCAAAATGAAAATGTGCCTGTGTCTGAACAAAAAGGTGGTACTGCTCTAAATGCTCTTATTGATCAAGTAACTTATGGTGAGATACAAGATATTATAATTGAATCTGGTGGTTCAGGTTATGCTGTGGGTGACGCATTAAGTGTTACTAATCCTACTGATGGTGATGGTCTTGCCGGTGAGGTTGCTGTTGTTAATGGTGGATTTACATTAGAACAAGATAGAATAGAAAATGGTATCATAATATTAGAACAAAGTTCAAATGATCAACTTGTTATGGAAGATCAAACTAATTCATCATCAGGTGATATAACAAAAATTAGAATTACAAATAAAGGTGGTGGATATTTATCTTTACCTACTGTGTCTGTCACATCAACCAGTGGTTCAGGAGTAAATATATTTCCTGTATCAAATAATGTAGGTAAAGCATTAAGCACAAGAGTTTTAGATCACGGATTTAGATATGAAGAAGCACCTATATTAAATCCTAAATTACACATGCAAATAGATAATGTGTCTGGAACTTTTACTACAGGCGAAACTGTAACTGCGACTGCTGAAGATAATATAATTACAGAGAGTTTTGTAGCTCAAGACTTTGCTATATTGTTAGAAGATTTTAGACAATCAAAATTTAGATTAGAAGATGATCATGGTGGCATTGAATTAGAGAGTGGTGGACTAATAGAATTTGAAGAAGATGTTGAATCTGCTGTGTTCGATGGTGCTGAACAGGATACAATAATTACAGAGGA